CCCCGGTCAAGAAAACAACGTCTGCGCCAGCACCAATTTCGCCCGTGACGGCTCGCTCCTCTGGAGCGCCGGCTTATGACACCACTGACCCACGGTCTACCAAGACCATGAGTGCCTCAGAGTGGATTGAAGCCGAACGAGCCCGACAGTTGAAAAAGATGCAGGCAAACCGCTAATTTTTTAAAGGATTTTTTCCATGGCTAACAGTATCTTAACCATCGACATGATCACGCGCAAAGCGCTTGAGATTCTCGAAAACAACCTTGTGTTGACCCGTAACGTGAACCGTCAGTACGACGACAGCTTTGCTGTTGAAGGTGCCAAGATTGGTTCGACCCTGCGTATTCGCCTGCCTGATCGCGCTTTGGTGACCGACGGTGCCGCCTTGCAAGTGCAAGACGACAACGAGCAGTTCACCACCTTGACCGTGTCAACCCAAAAGCACATTGGTGTTAACTTTACTAGCGCTGAGTTGACCATGCAGTTGGACGATTTCGCAGAGCGTGTGTTGAAGCCACGTATCAGCCAGTTGGCCAGTTCCATTGATGCTGACGTTGCCAATGCTTACAAGAGCATCGGCAACACCGTTGGCACGCCTGGCACCACTCCTTCGACTTCTTTGGTGCTGTTGCAAGCCCAGCAGAAGCTGAACGAGAACGCCGCTGTGATGAACCCCCGTTATGCCACCGTCAACCCCGCCGCTAACGCTGGTTTGGTCGAAGGCATGAAAGGTCTGTTCAACCCCACCGATACCATCAGCCGCCAATTCAAAAACGGCATGATGGGCATGGGCGTGTTGGGCTTCGATGAGATCAACATGTCTCAGTCGATCAAGCAGCACACCACCGGCACCCGCGTCGCCACTGGCGCCACCACTGGCGCTGCCGTGACTTCTGAAGGTTCTTCTACCCTCACGTTGACTGTTGGCTCCGGTGAAACCATTACCGTTGGTGACGTGTTCACGATTGCTGGTGTTTACGCTGTGAACCCACAAACCCGTGAATCCACCGGTTCGTTGTTCCAGTTTGTGGCTTTGGCGTCAACGACTGCTACCACCACTGCTACCGTGACCGTGGCGCCGATGTACTCAGCGACTCACGCTCTGGCTACTATGTTGACTTTGCCTGCTAACTCCGCAGCTGTGGTGTTTGTGGGTGCTGCGTCTTCTCAGTACCCCCAGAACTTGGTCTACCACAAGGACGCCATCACGTTCGCTACCGCTGACTTGTTGCTGCCCCAGGGCGTAGACATGGCCGCGCGCGCCGTTCACAATGGCATCAGCTTGCGTGTGGTTCGTCAGTACGATATTAACAACGACCGGATGCCGTGTCGTATCGATGTCTTGTACGGCTTTAGTACTATTCGTCCACAAATGGCCTGCCGCATTTGGGGTTGATCTTGACGCCCCTTCGGGGGCTTCATTTCGTAACATTTTTTTTTGAAAGAAATCTATCATGGCTACTCTTCCTAATGGCGCAGGCGGTTACCAAGTTGGTGACGGCAATCTGACTGAAGCTCAACTTGGCGTACAAACCATCCCCACCACTTTGACAGCAGACACCACCCTGACTGCCGCTCAAGTGGCAGTTGGTTTGGTTGTTTGCAAAAAAGCCTCAGACGCTACATTGACTGTGACGTTGCCTACTGCAGCGTTGCTTGATGCAGCGATTACAAGTGCAAAAGTCGGGTCATCTTTTGACTTGACAATTTGCAACAATAACGATACCGGTTCGTCGTCTACTGTGCCTGTCACCACCGGCACTGGCATTACGATCTTCGGTTCTGTTACCGTTCCACGTTTTGGTGCGTACACGTACCGTTTCGTGAAAACTGGCGACGCAGCTTACTCGGCTTTCTTGAAGTAATTAATGGGGGCTTCGGCCCCCGTTTTTAAGGAACAATCATGCCAAATACCCAAGCAGTCGGTGTTGCGTATAGCGATCCCGAATTTACTACCTGTTACGCAAGCCAAGAAATTGGCTACAGCGCAGCAGCCCAAGGTGCTGTCACTCAGTTGACCAGCAAGTCCACAGGCGTGACGCTGAATACCAGCGCTGGCCGCATCACAATGAACGCCGCCGCTTTAGGCGCTGGCGTTGCTGTTTCGTTTGTTTTAACCAACAGCTCAATTAGCATCAATGACACAATCATTGTGAATGTTTCCAGCAACACTACGGGCAGCGCACTCGGGGCTTACACCACTTACGTTTCGTATCTAGCTGCGGGTTCTGCCTTGATCACGTTGCGCAATTTGACTGCTGCTACTTCTTACTCAGAAGCTGTCATCATCAACTTTTCCATCATCCACGGCGCAAGCTAACCAACCAGGGGGCTAATCACCCCCTTCTTTTTATGCCCGTTATTTACATGTCGCATGAAGTCCACGGCGCCAAAGTTGCAACGATGGAACTTGAAGCTGTAGAGGACGAAAAAAATGGCTGGACACGCTATACTCTTGACACGCCAATCGATGTTGAAGAGGCGGCTCCACAGGAAGTAAAACGTAGACGTGGCCGTCCTACTATTGAGGCGGTCGAACAAGGAGCGTAAAAATGGCCACCTACTCTGCTGCCGATCAGATCAACCGGGCGCTGCGGCTGCTGGGCGTGCTAGCCGAAGGTGAAACCCCTTCTGCGTCAGTGTCGCAAGATGCGCTGATGGCGCTCAATCAGATGATCGATTCTTGGAACACTGAGCGTCTGGCTGTGTTCAGTACCCAAGATCAGGTATTTACTTGGCCTGCTGGATTCATCAACCGCACCCTTGGCCCAACCGGTAATTTTGTAGGCAACCGTCCAGTTTTGCTGGACGACGCTACTTATTACCGCGACGCAAGCACTAACGTGTCGTTTGGCATAAAAATGATCAACCAGCAACAATACGATGGTATTGCTGTTAAGACGGTAACGTCTACATACCCGCAAGTGTTGTTTATCAACATGACTTACCCAGATGTTGATATGTACATCTACCCCAAGCCTACACGGGACTTGGAATGGCACTTTATTTCGGTTGAAGAGTTGGATCAACCCGCCACTTTGGCAACCAACATTTTGTTCCCGCCTGGGTATCTACGTGCTTTCACGTACAACCTGGCCATGGAGTTTGCGCCTGAGTTTGGCGTTGAGCCCAGCCCCCAAGTGCAGCGCATTGCAATGACCAGCAAACGCAATCTAAAGCGCATCAACAATCCTGACGACATCATGTCAATGCCGTATTCGCTAATCGCCACCCGTCAACGTTTTAACATTTACGCAGGAAACTACTAACATGGCCACCATTGCAATCACCTCCCTTCCCGTTGCAACTGCGGCTGCCGTTGCTGATGTCTTGCCGATTGTGCAATCAGGCACAACTAAACAAGTCACCAACGCGCTGCTGTTTACCAATTCAACGCTGGTTGCGCCTGCGCTAGGAACGGTTGCCAGTGGCAACATCAGTGCTTGTACCAGCACAGGAATGGTCATGGTTACGCCTGCGATTGGCGCAGCCACCGGCACTAGCCTGACCGCCACCGGCACGATTGTGTCCACTGGCACGGCTGGCGTGGGCTATGCCACAGGCGCTGGCGGCACGGTTACGCAAATAACAAGCCGCACCACGGGCGTGACGCTTAATAAAACATCTGGTGCAATTACGTTAGTTAGCGCAGCGGGTTCAGCTACCGCCGCAACTTTTACCGTAACCAACAGTACGGTGGCGGCCACTGACGTAATCATCTTAAATCAAAAATCAGGTACTGACCTGTACGATTTGATGGTCACTGCGGTGGCAGCGGGTAGCTTCAACATCACATTCCGCACCACTGGCGGCACAACAACTGAACAACCAGTTTTTAATTTTGCAGTTATCAAAGCAGTTGCGGCTTAATGAAAACGCCTATCCTTGGATCGACCTATGTGACTCGCAGCATCAACGCTGCGGATGCCCGTATGGTCAATTTGTTTCCAGAGGTTATCCCGGAGGGCGGTAAAGAGCCAGCATTCTTGCAGCGCTGCCCAGGGCTGGCGTTTTTGTCAACGGTGGGCACTGGCCCGGTTCGTGGGCTGTGGGCGTTTTCATCTGATGACGGCGTGGGCTTTGTGGTGTCGGGCACTCAGCTGTATAAAATCAACAACGCCTACGCGCCCACGCTAATTGGCACCGTAACGGGTTTTGGGCCGGTCAGCATGGCCGACAACGGCACGCAATTGTTCATTGCAGCCAATGGCCCCAGTTACATATACAACAATACCACCGGCGGCTTTGGCCAGATTACAGACCCTGACTTCCCCGGCGCGGTAACCGTCTGCTATTTGGATGGCTATTTTGTGTTCAATGAGCCCAACAGCCAAAAGATGTGGGTGACTGCCCTTTTGGATGGCACATCCATTGACCCGTTGGAATTTGCCAGTACAGAAGGCTCGCCTGACGGCCTGCTGGCCGTGGTATCCAACTTCCGCGAGGTTTGGGCTTTTGGCACAAACTCCATTGAGGTCTGGTACGACTCAGGCGCCACAGACTTTCCCCTGCAGCGCATTCAAGGCGCGTTTAACGAGCTTGGCTGCGCTGCCCCCTACTCCATTGCCAAAATGGACAACGGCCTTTTCTGGCTGGGCCGGGATCGCCGAGGCCAAGGGATTGTCTACCGGGCCAACGGGTACCAAGGCCAGCGCATCTCAACCCATGCGGTTGAGTGGCAAATTCAGCAATACACCGACATGTCGGACGCCATTGCGTACACTTATCAACAGGATGGTCACAGCTTTTACGTGCTGATTTTTCCCACGGCCAACACCACTTGGGTGTACGACGCTGCCACCCAAGCCTGGCATGAGCGAGCGGGTTTTGTTGATGGTGCGTTTACCCGGCACCGTAGCAACTGCCAGATGGCGTTCAACAACGAGGTTGTTGTTGGCGACTATGAGAACGGGAATATCTACGCCTTTGACCTTGACGTGTACGCCGACAATGGCGAGATTCAGAAGTGGCTGCGCACCTGGCGGGCGTTGCCCACGGGTCAGAACAACTTGAAGCGCACAGCCCATCACAGCTTGCAATTAGATTGTGAGACAGGCGTAGGGTTAAACCTATACCCCGCATACGCCAGCGAAAACATAGACACTGAGTCAGGGTTAAACCTTGTGGCTCAGTATGTGCAAACATTTTTGGCCACTCAATCAGGCGTTACATTGACCACCGAAGCAGGGGACGGTTTTGAACCGATTGGGCAATACGAATTATCAGATACTGACATTACGGGCTATGAACTTGTTACCATTGCATACCCCGCT